AGTTTGGAGATAAATCTCCGATCCGAATGCTCAGATTTGAACTGAGATTATTCCTGCTCCCAAAGCAGGTGCCATGACCAAGTTAGGCGACATTCGGTTTTAACTAATTTCCCAATAAATGGGAAAACCGTAGAGGGGAGTCGAACCCCCAAAAATTCACCTTGAAAGGGTGATGACTTTAACCAGTTTGTCTACTACGGCAAATGCTGACGGCATTCTGGATTATCATCTCCAGCGCAAATCAGCAACGACCCTGATGGGATTTGAACCCACGACTTCTACCGTGACAGGGTAGCACTCTAACCACTGAGTTACAAGGTCAAAATATGCCGTGTGGTCGTGAATCTAAACCAAAACTTTTTGATAAGTGCCCCACTGGACTCATCTAAAGTTTTGAACCACGGCAAATGGGTGCGGAGGGAATTGAACCCCCGAGGCTAAAAAACCACTTCAGTTTTACAGACTGATACTACGTTGCCAACAGTAGACACACACCCAAGACTAGATGATGTTGTTTTTTTACCAAAAAAAAGTTTTTTTGCTGAATCATCTATAGTTTAATGACATTTTCGGTCAATGGGTCAGGTGGGACTCGAACCCACGGTGTTTGTATCACGGGTTAAAAGCCCGGTCCCGTCGCCGCTAGGGGAACTGACCCATATAATATGGTAAATATTCAGTTTTCAAGGTTCTCTAGGGTCTCGTTCCCCCACCGATTCATCTAATATACCACCGATTCGGAAGTCCGTCTAGTGGGTGTGTGACACTTGGCGAACCGTCACAAGCAACAAAAAAGGGGAGGAAACTTTTGGTTTCTCTCCCCTGATCTGTTTATGGTTTCTGCGTCTTACATTGACTGAACCATACCCGCGAACAGAGGAGCACCCTCAATATGCCATTTGCGGCAATCGAGATTACTAAACTGGTTGGGAGTTGGATAAGTCATTGTTTTGATGAATGTGATTTTATTTATACAAGTTTTTTCTTGTTTTTACATTATAGGACAAATCTTAGGATTTGTCAACGTCCCAGGAGGGATTCGAACCCCCGACCCACATCTTAGAAGGATGTTGCACTAATCCGCTGTGCTACTGAGACATGAGAGTATTATAGGGTAAGGAAAGGGGGTTGTCAAGCCCCCCCCGCCAGATCAGACTTCAGCAATCATACGTTTTACATAATCCCTGGCATAAGAGGTTCGGGATCCATGAATTCCCCAACCTATCCAAGAATATGCTTCATTCATATAATGATAAAGAGATTTTCCAGGAGTTTTCATTTTCCTTTCAATTTCCTTCCACTGAGGTTCATCTAGCATGTAATCCAGTTGTGCTTCGATTGTGGATGGATTCAAACCAATCTTACGAGAATGATTACCCAATCCATAATAACGACTACTGGATGTCCATTGAATCAATCCATAACCCCCATAACAGTTACGGTATGATGTTCTGCTACCACCTTCACAAATATTAGGAACAAATTGTGATTCCTGTTTAATGTTACCCATGATAGTAGCAAGGGCATATTTGTCGGTAATTCCCCTATCCTGAAGATACTTCAGAGCAAGGTTTTCGTTACCATTACACCCTTTACAGATTAGTCGTTTCTCCTTGATTGTCTCTGGAGCAACCTCTTTGGTCGCTGTCTGGGTCTTCGCTGTAGGTTCTTCCTGGATTATGCTATATGGCAAAGGAGGAAGATCTTGCATCTTATACTCGGGCAGTGTTGCCGCTGATGTTGCAGCAGTTCCAAAAAATGAAACGGCTACAAGTGTAAAGTGTTTTAGCATTAAGTTTAATAGAATTCGACATCCGTATAAGCAAAGGAGAAGTTCCTATCCTCTCGGAAGGCATTGCCCACGGCTCTAGTGTCATGATCAAAATCTCATAACTAGGTCATGATATCAGAATATTTAGGTTCTGTCAAGAATCCTCAGACACTTCCTCAACTGTCTCTGGTTCGGGAAGCACTACACCAATTTGAGTCAAATACTCAATGACGCCCTGAACTTTCAGGAAAAGTTCTCTTTTTGCCGTTGCTTGACCTTGAAGAGATTCAAGTTCCTGAGATAATTGTTTCCTTTGATTAAGGAGATTTGAAAGATGTTCTTGTTGTTCAGTCATAATTTTGAATATAATTCGTTGGTATTTATATTATACCACAATATTTCATAAATACTTTCAGTCCTATAAAATAGAAAAATGAAAAGACTTCTATTAGCCTTTTCGTTATTCCTTACGACTCCTGTTTTTGCAGGTGAAATTTCATCAACAATCACTGATTCCGTTCAACTAACAGTACAGGGTGCAGCGATACAAACAGAAAGAATCGGTAGTTCCTACGCAGTTTCAGGAACCAACATTAGTGGAGCAGGTTTTGGATTGACTGGTGGCACATCAAATGCTGCAGCAACAAGATCAACTCCAAGCACAGCATTTGGTCTTACTAATGCTGGAGAAGCATTTACATTTACAGAATCATTAAACGTTGGAGATAGTACTGTCACATCACAGACAGTTACTAATGGTGCAATTTCATCACCAACTCTGTATGGTAAGAATACCACACAACTAGCAGGTGATAAGGGAACTCTTGCAGGTACAATTGATACCTCTACAGGTGCTCTTACATTCACTGCTGGTGGTGCCGGAACCACTGCAATCGGTCAGCGTAGTGTAGAACTGAGCGTATTCAAGTGAAACATATCCTAGCAGGCATTTGTCTGCTAGGGTTTTCCTTACCATCCCTAGCGGCGCCTGTCACACCAAACTTTACGAGTGGTACTGTAACTTCTCATACTGAATCCACCACAACAGTAAGTGAAGTAATTAGGCAACAAGATTTCCAAACTGGATTTAGTTATACAGTTACGGGAACAAATATTAATATTCCAAGTACTCCAACTCTTGGAACAAAGTATAGTATTGTAAATCAAGGACAACCATTTCAGTTTTCAGAAACTTATATGGGTCCTGGATTGATTAAAGATACAACAGTAGAAAGAACCACGACAATTCAATCTGTTACGGATTCAATGTCAGTATTCACCCAGTAAGATGAAATGCCTAAAAATAATCCTTGCCCTAAGTGTCTTTGTTCTCCCTGCGTATGCGGAGGGGGATACTCCTGTAACTGCGATTGCAAATCCACAGGCAACATCAACAGGAAGTGTAACAAACCAGGCAGTACAGGTGCTGCAGGGTCCATACGTGACCAACTCATATGGTGGTGGAGTAAGTTGTCAGGGTCCAACCTTTAATCTTACTCCCTTTATGACCACATCTAAAAGTGGTTCAAGACCTTTTGAAGAATATGCAAATATTGATAATGATATGACAACAGGTATTAATGGATTAGAAAGAACGGGTCAAAAAGATAGTTTTGCAAATAATTTTGGTCTATCAGCAACTCTTTCATTTCCATTAGATGGTGGATTGCAGGAAAGATGTAAGACTGCTGCAGACACTTGGACTGCCAGACAAAGAGCAGAAACAGATAAGGCGAGATTAGATTACGAATTAGTAAGATTATTAAAATGCGGAGAAGCGATGAAGAATGGGATTTTCTTTAATCCTTCTTCTCCTTACGCAAAGATATGTGCGGATGTTGTTGTGATTCAGCAAAAACCTGCCTCTGGCGTAATTTCTCAGACTTTTGCTCCTTCTTCAAGAGTTTCAAAGTCTTCTTATCCAGTTCCAAAGCAAAAAGTAACTGAGTCTCGTAAGGCGTCAGATCTCGGTTCAACAATTGTTTCCCCCTAATAAAGATCTGATTAATAATAGGTTTCATTTTTCCTACCAACCATTCCACCATAGATTTGCCAATAAGAGCCGCAGCAACACTAGCAGTAGCAGTGGTGCCAGATAATACAACAGTTTCGGTGGATGGAACTGGAATTGCCCCAATATACGGGACAGTAATAGTTGGAGCATCTATTTTTGGTACTGGTGGAGCAACTTGTTCTTGTGGTTGAGATACTTGAGATACTTGAGGTACTTGTTTTAATGCTTCAGTAATCCCCTTAAGATCTGGAAGTGCTCTGGGTTTGTCTTGTACTTGTTCTTCTTTCTTTGGTTCTTGTTGAGCATTTATCATTTTCCTAAACTCTTCAGTTGTAGGAGCATCAATCGGTTCATAACTTGGAATACTATCCATAGGAACATCAACAACGGGTATTGGCAATTTCCTATTGATTGGTACAAGAATAGGTGGAGGTTCCAAATTACGAATAACTGGAACCTCCACCTTTGGTATTTCTATATTATTTGTTTTTATATCAGGAATTTCTGGTACGTTTGGCATCTAATTCAGCAAAGTTTTTCTTCTTTGTTCCTCCCGAGTATTCCCAAGCATAACCTTCAACAATCATTTGGTCGTTCAATGAGGTCTCTTGGTCGTTAATGAATAAATGACCAATAATTCTACCATACTTCTCAGTGCTGTCAGGTAGTTCAGTTTTAATTAAAATGTTCTTAGCATTTTCTACTTTATGCTTCAACCATTCTTTTGATTCGAGACCATATTTTTTTTCGTTTGCGTCTGCTGTGCGACTCTCTGGAGTATCAACAGCAGCAAGACGTATTCGCTTACTGAGAGAGATATCAAAGCCAAGGTCAATGTCAGCATCGATTGTGTCCCCGTCAACTACTTTTAAAATTTGTTTGATACGATAGATGTATGGATCTCTTAATGACATCAGAATGGGAGTTTGAACTTCCCTGTATTTAGGTTAGGGATAGGCAATTTTTCAATTGCTTTACCGATTTGTTCCTCCACAACTTTATCTACAATAGAATTCACAAAGTCTTCTGGATGATTAATAATCGTCTCTGCTTTCTTGTAGGTGATATAAGCACCAACTGCTAAACCTAAAGATACAGTTAAACTGAGTGCTGATAGAATTAGTGATAGTTCTTTCATTCCCTTTCCTCTAAATATGCCATTCTTAGTATATAGTAAATGCAATAACAAGTAAAAATTAAACCAGAACCAAGAATAATAAAAACTCCCCAAGGAAAATCAGTCATTCTCTTCCTTCCTCTCTATGAATAAAAACTTTTAAATCCTTAACATACTTTCTTAGTATCTGTGCCTGTTCTTCGTGCCAAAAATCACCCGTCTCCAAATGAAGACGGGTGTGGTTATCTATGGCTTTAAGTATTTGATGTATTGGAGCATTCCAACACTCACGTTTAGGAGTGTTCCACTCTCTTGCCATAATGCCTCATTTTTTCTTTCCACCATTTTTTGCCTTCTTTGCTGTAGCATTCCCCTGATTCTGTTTAGAACCATTGGAACCTTTCTTACCTTTGTTTGCTGATTTTGCCATTATGCCCCCGTTGTGCGTGGTTGAACTTGACCTTCTTCAAGTGCTTCAACTCTTTCTTCAAGAGATACTGGTGTTTCAGCAATTGTTGAAATAGGTTGTTTTAGTGAAACAGGTGGTTCAGGAGGTGCTTCTACAAATTCTTCTCTGCGTGGTTGTTCCTTTTTTTCATCGTCATCATCTCCACCTTTCTTCATTGTATTAATACCAAAAGTGGCAGCAGATGCAGTAAATACTGTAGCAATGAATGTGGGATCCATTTTAGCAAACATACCAGCATAACTTGCGGTAAGTAGTGCGGCAGACCAACTCAAAATCACAACACGAATTAGTTGTCCCATACCATTTTCCTTTTTGTTGTTCATTTTTGTTAGTTTAATAGGTTAACCTTTTTTCCAAGATTCGCCTTCTGCTTTTCTTCTACGAGCAAGTCCTGCTTCTACATTAGATCCAGGATTTCTGTATAAGTAAAGCGCATCGGGAACTAAGTCCCATTCTTTATTCTTCAGTCTTTTAGTGATAGTATTAAAATCACCACTGCCATAAAAACCAGCACCAAGATTATAAGCAAAAGAAAGTAATGCACCTCTTTTACCGTCAGACATTTCATTCCAGTGTGGAATTTTACGAAGTGTTGGAAGAAACTGAGTTTTACATTGAGTAATCAATAACTCATCTGCTTCCTGTTGAGTGATGGTATCACCCATATGGAATGGTGATCCATCCTTCTTACGAGTGGTCCCCCAACCTATAGTGATTGGAAGTCCACCTGACAGAGGATCTGGATATGCTTTAAGATGGCATCCTTCAAACTCTTTAATGAGTTTTAGACCCGTCATCGGCATATCATCACCACTACTTACAGGAGCAGTTGCTGCAACCACTGGGGATGCAGAACTTGACTTTTTTCCTCTATAAATCTCCGCCCAATCAATGTTATCTTCAAGATACTTGACAGGTAGGTTATCTTCTAACCACTGAACTGCTTTGATGTGATTAGGATTCTTCTCGTCGTAAAACTTGAAGAAGTTGTGTAAGTCGATACGTGCCATTAGTTTTCTCCTTATGTATCAATCGAAAATGCGACCCCAACCATCGCTGCCGCCTGGGGCCCAACGATGCTTAAGAACTGCTTTGGTATAAACGGTCTTCTTACCGTTTGTTACTGGTCCAGTATAGTTGTCATTTAATGAACCATAAGGATCATTGACAAAGTATCCTTTACCATCTGGCGTTTTACCGATTACAACACACATATGACCACCAGTAGGTGAAGTAAGAGAACCTCTGTGCAGAATACCAATAACAACTGGTTTTCCTCTATCAAGACTCTTATCAATATCAGCAAAACTTAAATTATAACTAAAGTGTGACTTAATACCGTAACCTGCCAGAACCTTTGTCTGAACGGCATGATCAGTTGTATCACCGATAGCAAATACTTTTTTAACATATTCATCATCGCCTTTTGCACCTTTAAGAGTTCCTGGTTTAAGGAACTCCAAGCACATTGCACATGACGAAGAGTTGCAAGTTCTATGTGCATCTCTATAATTGTCTACTTGATTAAAATATGGAACTGCCAATACTGCTGGAGTAGGTGGTTTAGTTCTAAAAATTTTTATCCATTCAGTTTCAGAATCATCCATGTAATTAGCAGGGAGGTTATCCTCTAACCATTGAACTGCTGCTACATGATTTGCATTCTTATCATCATAATACTTAAAAAAGTTATGAAGATCTAAAGTCATTTTCTTCTCCTATGTACGCTAATGAAAAAATATCATGCTCTTGAATTTCTGGATTCAACCATTCACTAAATTCCGATTGAATCGCATGAGCATCTTCATAATCTTTTTGTTCACAGAGAGAATGAATTCGATCAATTGCCCAATCGTGTGATGTCCGAAGAGTCTTTTCCAAAGTTTCCATAATCTTTTCGCATGTAGCGTCCTAGAATATTGCTATTGTAGTACGCTGGGATGCCGTTGTCAAGAGACTCTCTCAACACATTATTTAGGAAAAGTTGCTTTGTTTCTTCATAGTTACAATCACCTTTTGTCTTATGAAGACTTAATATTTTTCTTTCAAAACATTCTTTACCGTATTTCTTAACATCTTCTTTAAGTTCTGGACAAGATCCATAATATTTTTTCCAATCGGATTCTTGTTTTACTCTTCTTTTCTTACCAAGAGGAGTTCTGAACGCCCAAAAGTACTTGCGTCCTAGATAACTTCTACCGGTGATCTTACAGTGAATATGATATACGAATCCAAAATGATCTTCTATATGATCTGATTCAAATATTTCCCCATTGAATCTCCATGGGTTCTCATAGCTCATTTAATAATCTTATAGAGCTATTATTTATCTTCAACCGGGACAAACCTAGTCTACACAAAAAAAGGAGACTTGTCAAGCCTCCTTTAAGTTATGTTAAGATATTATCTATCAGGGTTTGGTCCCCAAGAATGCCCACCCTCATAACCACCACTTCTATCTCTTCTTCTTTGTTCATCACCATCTCTTTCTCTTTGTGCTTGCTTTTTATCATGTAGCATTTGTGAGTATTTGCCCGTAGAACTTAAAGGTTTTTGTCCCTTTCTCTTTTTGTCCTTTCTGGTGAAAGGATGCATATAACCAACTGTACCTCTTTCACTTCTTGCTTCCCTTTTTTCATCATCAGATAGTCCAGTATCGACTCTTGCTTCAGTAAAATAATAATCAACCATATCATCCCAAGTGTATTCCGAAAGATCGTAACCTTCTTCTACAAGTTCATTTACCCACTCTTCAACTTCTTCTGCAAGAAGATTTGCATGATAGGTTTCAACGAGTGATTGAATAAAACTCTCATCAAGTTCAGTCATGAGATATTCTGCTTCTTCAATGGTATCTGCATGTCCATAATCAAACAAATACTCAAGAACTAATTCATAAGCATCATATGATTCCTTTTGTGTTGATGCCATTACTTCTTTGTTCTTCTTCTCAAAGTTTGCTCTTTCCTTCGCCTGGATTGCTGCCACATCTGCCCCTGCTTGAGACTTTTGTGCATTAGATGCTTCTGGTCCAGTTGTTGGTTTTCCTGCTGCTACTGCCGCTCTTACGCCTGCCTCACCACCACCTGCTGCTGCGGATGCATCCCTTTCTTTAGTGGTTGGAGTTCTAATTTCATACTTGGTTCCACCTTTAGTGGTTCCAATGAAAGGTTTTTTTTCTGCTGGTTTTGCTGCTGGTTTTGCTGCTGGTTTTGAACCTCCACCAGAACCACTTCCACCACCAGAAGAGGATGCTGCTGGTTTTGCAGGTACTGGTGGTTTTGCAGCTGCTGGAGGAGTTGTTGCTCCCTTTGCTTTATTATATCTATCTTTGGATTGTTGTGACCAACCCATGGTTCTAAATTCACCACCCTTGATTCTACCTTCTCTACCACCAAGTTTTGCGAGAGCACTACCTTTCATAAAATCTGTATTAGATGAACTTCCTGGAGTTCCAGGTTTTCCACCTGCTGGAGAAGGTCCTTGACCACCACTACCTGCTCCTGCCAGTTTAGCACCAGCATAAGGTAGACCAACAAGAGCACCTGCACCCAAAGCACCCAAACCAATTTTCTTTGCGGTTGGACTTGTCAGTGCTGCCTTAGCACCCTTAGCAATATCTTTTATTTTTGCAATTGGTTTAGACATTGCTGCTACTCTAGCAGCATCACTAGTATTTTTAAATTTAAATGATGCTGGGGCCCCATCAGTAGAAGTAGGTTTAAACCCCGCTTTTGTTGCATTTTTATTTGCCAATTTTTGATATGCGGCAGCCGTTCTTACCGGATCACTACTTTTAAGAAGTCTGTCAGCAGCTTTCATTCTTGCTGGTTTTGAAGCAACTCTTCCCGCCAGACTAAGTGCTTTTGTTGCAACTTTTCCAATCAATGACCCCAAACCTTCAGAAATAGCAAAGTCAAAGATTTCTAATTGTTCTACAATATAATCTTCAGAAACTGTACTTTCTGTAAGAATATTTTCATCAAAACTTAGATACTTTTCGATGATGTCTTGTTCCGAAGAAGTTGCTAGGAATGTTATAATTGCATTTGCACTATAACCTTCATAAACCATCGATGATGAGATTGTTGCAAGAATATCTGCTACTAATTCTGTTGCTTCCTCATCATAATGATCAGAGTTTTCATTAAGTTGTTGAGCATCTCTATTTGCAATGTGCTCATAGAGATAATTCATATCTCCGAAAACTTGTGTCGTTAGATTAGACATTTTAATAAAACTTCTTTTCTGTATAAAGTTATTTATAAAAAAAGGAGAGGGAAACCTCTCCTACTATTAGTTTGGGAAATGGTTTCAGGCGTCCTTTACTTTCTTTTTATCACCTTTATCATTCCATCCTGGCATTTGAATATCTTTACCACCGGTAATACCTTTTGGTTTGCTACCGTCACCAGAAGCTCCAGGTTTTCCTCCACTATGAGACATTCCTCTATTTTCAACAATACTCTGCTTCCAATCTTCACTCATATTTGCCATGATTTTGAGTGCTGCCTCTTCAGTATCAGCATAACCTTCATCGATCAGGTGTCCTTTGATTACATCAAATACATCAAATGATTGAGTCAATCCCTGACGCTGGCGTGATGCTGCTTGCATGGCACGAAGTTCTGCCGCTTGTGATGCAAGACTTTCTCTACCAGGAACTGGTGGCA